CAACCCGCTGAAAAAAGGCGGAAAAAGTGTGCTTGGGGGTTCGACAAAGCGACCTGAGCTGCTATGATGCGCGCCGCTGGAGAGATGCCGGAGTGGTCGAACGGGACGGATTCGAAATCCGTTGTACCTTCGCGGGTACCTAGGGTTCAAATCCCTATCTCTCCGCCACTAATTCGTTATAAATCAAGGGTTTAGCAGCTTACGGGCTCTAGACCCTTTTTTTATGCCTGCGGATAAAGTGGATATTTGGGGGAATTAAGGGGGAATGCCTTCCTGAAACGCCAGTGCTGGGGGAAGCATGGGGGAAACCGTGGGGGAGCTAGAGCAAGGGGGAATAAAATCCGTTTGACACGCTTTGGAATGGGGGAATAGAGTCCGTCACCTCGAACGGTCGGAGCGGTACGGATGGCATATTACGAAAAGAGAGCGAACGGCTCATGGAGAGCGCAGATTCGGCGGAAGGGTTTTCCCGAGCTCAACGCCACTTTCGACTCGAAGCAAGACGCTGAGATCTGGGCTTCTCAGCAAGAGGCGGCGATGCTTACAGGTCGCTTTGTAGATCTTCGCGAAGCTACGAAAGTTACTTTAGGCGAAGGACTGAAGAAGTATCAAAGAGAGCGCACTCCGACAAAGAAGGGCGCGAAGCAAGAGAGTGATCGGATCGAAGTGTGGTTGAAGCATCCGCTCACTGCAAAGGCTCTATCAGAAGTCACATCAAAGGATCTTTCTGAGTACCGAGATCAGCGACTGAAAGAGGGCAAATCGGCGTCGACTATACGCAGCGAGCTATCAGTCATCAGCATGCTCTATAAGACATACGACACTGACTGGGGTATGCCTGGCTTACCGAATCCGATGGCTAGCGTCAGGCTGCCGAAAGTTAACAATGCTCGCGACCGCCGCTTAGACGAAGATGAGATGGAAAGCTTACTCAAGGCTGCTGCTGAAAAGTCTCCGGAGATGCCACTGATCATACTTTTGGCTATCGAGACGGTAATGCGTAGGACAGAGCTTTTGACTCTCACTAGAGATCAGGTGAAAGGGTGTGTAGCGAGCCTTGACGACTCGAAGAACGGCAGTGCAAGGAAAGTCCCTCTGTCGAAGAGGGCTCTTGAGCTGCTAAGCCAGATACCAGAGCGGGCTGATGGTCGATGCTTTAGCCTGAAGCCGAACACGGTCACGAACTACATGGCAATCGTCAGAAAAGCTGCTGGCGTAAATGACATCCGCTTTCACGATATGCGACATGAGGGCACAAGCAGGGTCTTTGAAAAAGGCTTCGGCATAATGGAGGCATCAGCGGTCACGGGCCATAAGTCTCTTTCTCAGCTAAAGAGATATACGCACCCGCGTCCCGAAGATCTTGCGAAAAAGCTGGACGACTAAACTTGAAAGACAGGTGGGATCCTTCTTTTCCTGCCTGGCTTACTCCGAGGGGGCGCTGCCTGCACTGGTGTCGCCCCATCTGCCAAAGCTTTCAGGAAGCTCTGCACATCAGCTTTAAGCCATGCATGCTGCCCCGCGATCTTGAAGCTCCTTGGAAGCCATGGGACACCTCTGCGAAGCCCTTCGCGCACTGACGACTCGGTCTTACCGAAGATCTTTGCCAAGCCTGCGATATAAACGACCTCACTGTCGATCTCAGGAGTCATTGCGCACACTCCCTTGCGTGCGTATACGTGACTACCTGCTCTTCTGTCAAAAAGCACATCTCTTTTGCTAGTGCTGCAATATCCTTTTCCATCGATAAAGCCAAAGAAAGCTGGGTACGCTCATGCTGCCAGCACTTCTTACTACGTCATATCGTCCCCTCGGCGTCGTGCTCCGGGCTCTTGCGTCAATTTATGCTTAATGTTTGGGTCGATGTCAATAATGTATGCTCCTGCTATACCCTAACTTCATGTAGACGTAAAAAAGCCCCGGAGGAGAGAGAGCCTGCCGGGGCATTGGTGTCGCGAGAGATGCACTAAAGGAAAAGGAGGAAAACCTCAGGTGCCGTTACAGTATAACACTCTTGATATATAAGTGTGGAAAATTTGTTGTCAATTTATCAAAAAAAATAGGCCCCGGAGGGCCTGGTGTTAGTCGGCTTAGTTTATGTGGATATCGCCGATCTCGTTTTGTGCTGGAAAACCTGAAGTTCCGGGTTTATGTTTGATGCGTGCCCTTATTATTTTGCCCTCTGTTTTCATTAGATCTTTCAGGCTTTGTACTTCTGTTTGAGTGGCTTTGGCGATCTTGTTCTTCATGCTGTCGCTGATTTTGATCGCTGCGTCGTGATTGCCAGTGCCGTAAAAGCGGTTCCAGAAGTGCCTGCCGGCGTGATCTCCGGACATTACTTGTAGCTCCATCAGGTATGACTCACCGCCTTTTTTTGTTGGTTGCGACTTTATCGAGCGGATCTTGATCATCGCGTCGTGAGTTGGCATGGGCTCTTTTGACTGAGCCTTCTTATCTACGATCTTCTCTTCTGCATGCTGCCTGATCTTTCTTTTAAGAGAGCGTATGTGCGACTTAGTGAAAGAAAGGCAAGAGCGCCAGGCTGCCATCTCGGGAGTTTCGCCTGCTCTCGGCCTGTTGCGCGGGTACTGTGGGTCGCGGAAGTATTCGTCGCCAGCGTGCAGTGAGTTGTCCACTTCGAAGAGTCTTTTGGCGATCTCGGCTTCTGATGATGAAGAAATCATGCCACCGACGATACGGTTGAGCTCATATGACCTGCCGCGTGCGCCTACAGAAGTGCCAGGCTTGCGTGGAGCACCGGGCTTGTACTCAGTCTCTATGCCGTAGGTGGACTGGCGGAGTTTCAGGTCGTCGATGTCAGCGGGGTGGCCGGGGTTGTAGAAGCTTATAGCGAAGGGCTTACGGTCAGGGTGGACTGTGTAGACGTAGTAGCACTGCGATGGGACTTTCCAGCAGGGATCTACGACCTTTAAGAGTCTGCCGTCCAGGAATTCATCGAGTTCTTCTAGCATGGCCGCACAGATGCTGTTGTGCTCTGCCGGGTAGAAGTGCCGACTGGCCGATATGACGATGCGGAAGCGCGGGGCTTCTAGTGTGTGACTGTGCGATGTATAGATGAAGTGTTCGATATTCATATCACGCAGCGCGTCTTCTGCATCTTCAAGAGTGATGACGTCGTCGCCAGGTTTTTGATCGACGTCGAAGATGATCATCGTAGAAGCGTCGAGGCTTGCATCTGAACGGATGGGGACACGGAAAGCAGCTGGGATAAAAGTTTTGGCCCTGGTCTTTTCGGCGAGGACGACAGGGTGCTCGAAGTGCTTTTCAAAAAGCTGCTTAAAAGAGTCTGCTTGATGTCTTATAGCTGCACTTGTGTGAGCAGTAGGCTGTAAAGAGTAAGTGATCATTGGCTTTTCCTTCTTTTATGACGAGTCTCTCGCTCATCTGTAACTAGTATGCAAAAAGAGAAAAACAATAATCAAGGGTTAAATGTGTAATTAGGCAAAATAAATATATTAGGTATATTGTGCGGGCGAAGTGCGTATGAAGTGTGTATCGAATAAAAAGAGCTGGTAATTGATCAGCAAACAGTGTCTCTTAGCCGCTGGGTTTAGATGACCCCTTGGCATTTAACGGTATAGCACCGCTATATTAGAAGGTGCCCTTCCTTTTATCTTCTTCTTATAAGCAGTGAAGGAGATGAGCGGGTGACAAGGTTGGCAAAGGTGGTTATACAAATAAGCTAGGGCGGTAAGATAACCAAGCGGTTAAGAGAAACGCAGAAAAACATGAAGCTTGCTAGTGATATAGTAGTACCCCTGCCGCGATTCTCTCCCGAAAAGTATAACGAACATATTTATTTTGCCTAATTTTCAAAAAGGCTATTGCATATATGTCTGCTCTTTTTTCATAATGTATTCATCAGGGCAGAGAGAACTCTGAATAACAAAAGGAAAGCAAAATGAAGTACTCAACTATCAAATCAGGCGAAAAGGTCAGTCATTACATAGTAAGCAACTGCCAGGACACACTTGAAACCGCCGTCATGCTCAAAAAGAACTACCACCAGCCGCGTTTAATCAGCATCGACGGCAGCATCATCACTGCGATCAAAGCTGCATACCGCACTGCCAGCGGCTTATACAGCGAAGCTCAAGGCGAGATCGCAAAGTCTATCTACCAGATGACGAAGCTCGACGTAGCACTGCTCATCACTAAGAACGACTCTTCCGACGAAGCTTTAGACAGGGCCGCTTACGAGCTAGCTCAAGATGCTTTCGTAACCGGAAAGCTTGAAGAAAGAGCAGAAGCCCTCGCAGCAGCGACAGGCAGAGCTCCAGAAGCCTGCCTGGCTCTCATCATGCGCAAGCTGATCTCTATGACAGAGAAGATGAACGCCTGCACTTCCAGGCTACTAACCAAGGGCGAAACACCAGAGTCCCCTGAGGCCATCAAAAACGAGATCCTGAAGACTGGCGGTCGCTTCATGCTCTGCCTACCAACTGCTTACGGCAAAACCTCGATCATCCTCGAGCCTGTAATGCGCTCTTACATCGAGCAGGGCAAGAAAGTCTTGGTCATCACGCACAGACGCTCGATCAACAAGAACATCGCCCAAATCGAAGGCATGGTCTCTTACGACGAGTGCACCTCACCCGACATCATCGCTTCAGCCAAAGGCCTCAAAATCGTCGTCAACAGCCTCAGCGCGCAAAAGTACAAAGACTTCATCGAAAGCGCTGACCTCGTAGTCATCGACGAAGCCTCGCAAGTCATCAGCCACGTACTCGGCGGCGAAGTGAAGCATAGGCAAGACGTGTGGAACGCTCTCAACGCCTGCGTCAAAAACGCTAAGAACGTGATCATGGCCGACGCTGACATCAACGCCCGCTGCGCTTCGATGATCGGGCCAGAAGCAAGGCTCTTCAAGATCGAGCAAAGCCACAGCGACATCACAGTCAGCACCGCCGATATCGATCACGTCCGGGGCTTAGTAGTAGAAGCGGTAAAGGAAGGCAAGAAAGCACTGATCGCCTGCGACGTCGCTAAAGATGCTCAAGCCCTGGCGAAAGTGATCGCTAAAAAGACTGGAAAAACCCCTTTGGTCATCACTGCTGACAGCGCACGCTGGTACGAGCAAGCAGCCTTCATCGCTGATCCAGACTCGACTAAGCAGCACGTCGTCATCTACAGCCCTGTGATCACTTCAGCTCTCTCGATCACCACGGCCCACTTCGACGCTCACTTCGGGCTTTTCCAAGGCTCTATCGTCCCAAGCGACGCTATCCAAATGCTGCGCCGCGACCGCACTGCAAAGACCTTCACCGTAGGCATGAAAAACCCCGACTACCGCAAAGCCGAGATGGTCGAGGTGAAGTTCCGCAAGGGCCTTGTCAAAGTCGAAGAGATCCTGCGCGGCATGGGCATCAGCGAAGACATGAAGGAAAAGATCCGGGAAGCAGTGAAAGAAGACACGAAGCTCAGCTCTTTCGACGCTCTGCAATACGACCACAACCGCGCCGAGGCTTGGCTCAAGGACAACATCCAGAACAGCCTCCCAGCAACCCTGCTCGCCCAGGGCTTCAAGATCGAAGTGCTCGAGCGTAATGAGCGCCTTGCCAAAGATGGTTTTGCCGACAAAAGCCAAGGCTTGAAAGCAGTCAAAAAAGAAGTCGTCGAGAAGCTGTTGGAAGCGAAGGCAGCGAGCGAAGCTGTTGTGAAGACGGTTGAAGAAGCTGGCTCTAAAGATGAAGCCGAGCAAGTGTCAGTGAGCAGAGCAAGGGCTCAGCAAGTGATGAAGCGTGAAGTTCTGACCGAGGCAGACGCGAAGCTGTGGGGAGCCGGTGAAGGTGAAGCAAAGATCGCTCGCTTCAAGAAGATCTTCGACGGTCTTGAGTATGAGAACGAGCTGGGCGATGTGGCTGAGTTGATTCGGAAGGCTGTGAGGGAGATGGCCGAAGGTAAGGATTGGACAGTCGATAGCAGCGCAGAGCTCTTCGATAAGCTCAACTCCCAGCGCTGCGAAGTGATCGATGCAGGCTTCAAGATCAGCACTGCTACTTCGAAGCAAGGCAAGCAACTAGCAATCAGCAGCATCATGCGGGAGCTGGGCTTGAAGACGAAGAAGAAAGATGGTGGTAAGTCTGGTATCTACTACATCATCACTCCAGAGTCTCTTGAGCTGATGCAGTCGTACTAAGTAACTAAGGGCCATGGAAGGCCAAGTTAATATACCCGATATATTTATTTTGCCAAACATTGAAAATAGTAGTTGTCAAGCTTTTGGCTCATATTTAATAATAGACACATAACAATAATAAAAGGGGATTTGTTATGACACTATTACAAGAAGAGAGCTTAGAGAACTCCCAGCCCGTATCACTAGGTCACTTACCTTTCTTCATCGATATGAGCGAAGTCGATGAAACCCGCAAGCAATTACTAACACCATTCGGCTACAAAGATATCGATCAGAAGCTTCTATATCGCATGTGCTTGATGTGCTTGTCAGCTCTGCATAAAGTCAACTGGAATGCGTATAACGAGCAGCACTATGGGCGTCAAGTAGTCACTATCGACGAGGCCATCTTTCTCCCCGATCTACCTCCAGTTCCACGCCCATATCGCTCATGGCCCGAAGCGATGATCATGATCTTCGGTGGCTTCCAGGGTCTCGAGTACGAGCCGAAGACCCACAAAAAGTCTTATGTCCTCGAGCACACTTATCAGCCTGACGCAGTAGACGATCTAAACGATCACATCCTTTACGAGATCAAAGGCGTTATACCGAGCCTTATCGATGCTGCGAAGTACCGGGCTGTAGCGAAGCAGCACGGCTGCCATATAGTCTTCGTCTTTCAAGAAAAAGGCATCTTCTGCCCATGGTCGAGACTCCGCAAAGACGGCACCCGGATGACTCAAGAAGAATGGGTAAAGAAAGAGGGTTTCGACTACTGCTACGTTGGAGAGGAAGCGGCTTTCAAAGAGTCGGCCCGGTACAAGTGGCTGGTAGAGAATGTCGGCAAATAATCGCAATGCGGTGAGATAAAAGGGCCTCCGGGCTCTTTTTTATTGCGCACAAAAAAGAGCCGTTAAAGATGTTACAATGTATCAATAATAATAATAAGAGTAAGTGCTATGAGAAAGGTCTTGGGGATCGATCCGGGCAAATCTGGCGGACTATCAGTAGTCGATGAGAACTTTAATTTAGTCGACTGCATGCTCATGCCAACGATAACTACGGGTAGTAAGGAGCGTGTTGATGCGCGTGGTGTACATGCCTTTATCTCGAAATATAGCCCCGATTTGGTTGTTGTCGAATTGGTTGGCGCTCGACGCGGTAATGGTTCGGTCAGCATGTTTAGTTTTGGCGACAGTTACGGACAAGTTCGGGCTGTTGCCGAGATTCTTTGTGCAGACGTCCGTTACGCTAGGCCTCAGGAATGGCGAGGTTATCAAGGGCTCTCAGGTCTAGGCAAAGAGCAGATCGCTGAGGTTGCTTACGAGATCTTCAAGGCCGAGGCTATTTTCGGAAGACTATACAAGGGTGCTAGGACTATACGTGACGGTATATCGGATAGTTTGATGATTGCCAAGTATGGCGTGCGGTTCTTGGAGTGACCGATGGCAGCTAAGTCTCTCACTCCGAAGATCATCAAAGATCTCGAGAAGTACATCACCGAAACCACGAGTCTGAAAATAGCTTGTGGCTGCGCTGGTGTGCCTTCGTCGACTTTCTATCTATGGCAAAAGCAGGCGAAAGAGATCGAAGAATCGGAAATTCCCGAGAGCGAACTTACTAAAGAAGAAAAGCTCCTTCTGGAATTTATGGAGCGCGTTGATCTCGCTAAGGCAAAGTCATGCAAGCCAGCAATCGACACAGTAATGAAAGCAATCAAGAACGGCGATGCGAACCAGGCTGCGCGGCTTTTAAGCAGAAGAATGCCTGAGGAATTTGGCGACTGGAACCGGAAAGAAGTAACGATCAAACAAGAAATCACAGAAGAATCGTCAACGGGTATAGCGCTCATCCCGTCTATGTCCAGCGGCGATGGCGACCTCGACGCACTACTTCAACAACAACAATCCGAAGCACTTCATCTAGCTAAAACAAGAACCGAAGAACTCGGATAACATCAGCAACATGTTATAATAATTGTCAACAACAATAATAATAAAAGGACAACAAATGATTAAGCAAAGAAGTTGGGGCGATTGCGGTATCGCTGCTTTTATGAATGCGCTGGTTGATGACGGTCAGCACTATCACGTCCGCCCAGGTGGATATGAAGAAATCGTTGATCTTTTTGGCCGCGATCACGGCATCACGATACAAGAGCTATGCGCTGCACTTTTTGAGTACAACTTTCTCCCGGTTCATCTGCCCCTTGAAGGCTTTGCAGACGCCTCGGGCATCCAAGGTGCCAAAAGTCTTTCAGCGGAATATCTCGGTCACTCTTATCTAGGTCAGTACCACAAGGCCATTTATCAGGTTAAGACTAAGTCTGGCGTACTTCACTATATCTATCACGACGGCTGCATGATCTGGGATAGCTTGCCAAACAGCCCCGCCTACCCAAGCTGGGATGACTACGAGGCCGTAGTCGATGTGGTCTATCTGCTGCCGAACATCTCTTTGCGCAAGAATGTGGATTTCGACGAGATCGCTGAGTACCTCATTAATTACGTATCAGGTATCAACGAATACCTCGGCGGCAGCGAATGCGAACTTGCATCGTTTTTTGACGGACTGGTGGAGCTTGCAAGGTCAAAGATGAAGCCTCCGCTTGAGCTAGTAGAGTCCAGAATCTTGGGCATTAGTGGCTAAAAAGGCCTCTTATGACCAGTTTCGGCAACATTAGACCAATCGCTAAAGCCACTCGAAACATCGTCTGGCAGCCCTTACCTGGCTCTCAAGCCATGTTCATGATCCTGGGCCAGCCTCAAACGCTGGTTCGGGAGGTTCTTTTTCATGGCTCCAGGGGTAATGGGAAGTCCGATGCTCTGATCATGGGCTTTTTGCAGCACGTAGGGAAAGGCTGGGGAGCGTACTGGCGCGGCACGATCCTTAGAAAAGAGTTCAAGCACCTCGAAGACCTCGTCAAAACGTCCGCAATGCTCATCCCTCGCATCTTTCCGGACGCTGTGTGGAATGAATCGAAGCACAAATGGACTTTTGCGACCGGCGAAGTGCTGATCTTCAACCACATCAAACACGTCAGAGAGTACGACGGGAAGTTCCACGGCCACCAGTACGCCTACATCGGGTGGGATGAGCTCGCTACATGGAACTCGATTGAGATCTACGAAGCAATGATGTCGACGCTTCGTACCGCCTACCAGCCCACAAAGCAGCAGCCAAACCTTCCTCCGCTTCAAGTCCGAGCCACTACTAACCCGTGGGGCGCGGGGCGCACATGGGTATATGAGTACTTCATTGAAGGCAAAAAGCCCGGCGAGATCACTTATAACGCCGATGGGACGAGGCAGCGGTGCGCCCTTTTCGGGACTGTCTTTCAGAATATCCACATTGATGAGGGGTATATCCGTAACTATTTGGGCCAGCTTTCGGATCCGTCAAAAAAGGCCGCATGGCTCCTCGGGGATTGGGAAGCCGTTGATACTGGCGCGATGTTCGGCCCGGTTTGGTCTGCTGAGCGGCTGATCATGAAGCCTTTCGAGATCCCGACGCACTGGAAGATCGACCGCTCTTTTGACTTCGGCCAGTCCACTCCCTTCTGCTGCTTGTGGTATGCGGAGACGAACGGAGAGTCTGTGAAACTTCCGGATGGCACCGTTTTTTGCCCGCCAAAGGGCTCGATCATCGTCGTCGGCGAGGACTACGGCACTGAGATAGACCCGAAAACCGGCAAGCAAACGAAGTCAGATGCAGGCCTGTATCTGTCAGCTACACAGATCGGCAAGCGGCTGAAAGAGCGCGAGGACAAGCTGATGGCCACGGTCTTCAAGCAGCACAAGAAAGTCACGCCTGGCCCGGCTGACAACCAGATCCACAACGGCTCGAAGGTCGATCAAGGCAGCGCTCCGACAGTCGCAAAAGATCTAGCAGCCCAGGGCATGAGCTTCGTCAACTCCGACAAGAGCCCAGGTTCCCGCGTGACATCGGCGCAGCTCATGTTCGACAGGCTGCACTCGACGAAAACAGATGATCAAAGCAAGCCGCACATCTACTTCTTCGACTCTTGCCGCTTTGCTCTCAAAACTCTGCCGTTCCTTCAGAGGGATCCGGATCAGCCTGATGCAGTTGCTAAAGGCCCGGATGACCACGCCTGGGACGCCCTGGCATACCGATTGAGTTGGAAAAGACCTGTCTCTAGTGTCAAGTATGGGTCTAGCTAACGTGTTACTATATAACAATAAAAATAATAAGAAAGGTAATCCCGATGTCGGTATTCACTCGCACGCCCAGGTGCCAAAAGTACTTCGATGATAGGCAGATAATCAGAGATGTGCGGGCAGGTGTAGACGCCATTATTGCCGGTGGTGAGAGATATCTGCCAAAGAATCCAAAAGAAAACCAGCTTGACTATAAGGCCAGGCTTGGCCGCTCATCATTCACAAACTTCACTGCGGACATGGTGGGCTATTTAGCATCGAAGCCTTTTACCAGACCGATTGTCATCAAAAGCGAAAAGCATCCAGAGCTAGCGGAGAAGTGGATGTCCGCGATTGATGGTCGAGGTACAAGTATCACGGGACTGCTAGCTTCAGCTTTTGCCGACATGATTTGGAACGGGACTTCCGGCATATGTGCGGACAGGTCTATCGACGGCGGGGAGCCGTATCTGTATCACTTGAGCTGCGACAACGTCCTTGGCTACAAGATGGACGAAGACGACAGGCTCACTGAGATCCGGTTGCTTGAGAAAGCTATAGTCGCTGACGGAGAGTGGGGCGAGAAAGAAGTCGAAAGAGCTAGGGTATTCAGGAGATCTGGCGAGGTTGTGACATGGTCTCTGTATGAAAAAGACGGAGACAAAGATGTCGTAGTCGTCGCCGATCAGCCCTTTGGGCAAAAGAAGATTCCTGCGTTTTTCTCTAGTGCGGCAGCCACGCTTCCTGCGGGTGAGCTTTTCGCAGCAAGTCCGGTCAAGGATGTGGCTCATATGAACGTCCATCACTACCAAGCCCAGTCGGATCTATCGAACATTCTCCACATCCATAGCAGCCCGATACTCTTCCTAAAGGGGCTCGGTGAAGATACAGAGCTAGCCATCGGGGCTTCGGCAGCTGTGCACGGGCCAGCTGACTCGGATCTCAAGTATGTAGAGCCTACTGGCGGCGCCACAAGTGCTGGTCGCGAGGAAGTACGGGATCTTGAAAAGAAGCTACAGAGCCGTGGATCAAGCTATCTCGAGAACTCTGGCGTTGCCGTGACAGCTACAGGAAGTGCTTTGCGAGCTGGTGAGACTAACAACAAGGTCGCGATGTGGGCGCTGAATTTGAAAGCGGTCGCAGAAGAGGCTCTGGCTTCCCTGGCGTACTTCAATAAGATCGCGGATCCTGACTTTGTCGTCGAAATTGATACCGAATATGGCGTTTTCAGCGATGCGGCTGAGATCAATACGTTGCTCCAGGCCTGCACGATGGGTATGCTTTCGAAGACGGACTTCTTGCTCGAGATGCAGAGGCGTGGTGCGCTGAGAAGTGATTTCTCAATTGCAGACAACGCGGATCGTTTGAGCACAGAGATTATTTGAGGACAAGCGTCTTTCTTAACCAATGGATATCAAAGGCCAAGGAAGGCAGCTTTGATCAGCACTACAGACATCGCTTTCATCTTGATAGCAGTCGATATAGTCAAGCCAGTCAAGAAATACAGGGCTCCATCAGGGCCTTTTTTACATCTACTACTTTCCATCCTGGTATACCTTCAATATACTCGCCCCACGAATATAACGAGGTAATCAACACATGTCACGTCTTGCAGAATTCCGTAAGTTAGAAGAACAGCTGGCTCTCCAGCTCGCCGAGCTCGAAGCCATGAAGAACGACGGCTCCCTCCAGCGCGAGATGGAGTTTGAAGACAAGCTCCGCGCTCTCATGGCCGAGTACGACGTCACTCTTCCGACCCTGATCAACATCCTCGACCCGCAGGCCAAGGCCCCTCGCGCTGCTGCTTCTACTGACAAGCGCCGCGAGCGTAAGGTCAAGCTCTACAAGAACCCGCATACCGGCGAAGTCGTTGAGACCAAAGGCGGCAATCACAAGGTATTGAAAGCCTGGAAAGCCGAGTTCGGGAATGACGAAGTCGAGAGCTGGGTGCAACAGTAACAGCGGCTAAGAAGAACTCTTGACCGCAAAACATGGGCCCCACGGGGCCCTTTTTCTTTCTGCTTCGCTAGCCACTAATAACTAGAATTGGACTCAGAGATATAGCTGCGGCATAACTGAACAGCTTTAACTGCGTCGAAATGCTCGTCGATAATGTGTTTCTGACGCATCTGCTCCTCTAGAATTTCTAGCTCAACGGTAGCTTTTACAGTGTACTGCTGCGTGCCGTACCTCTTTGATGAAATGTTGGCAAGCTCCCCGTTGCTAGTTATCCGATACATCTGATCATGCATAATAACCTTGGGTTCAAATATAACTTTAAATCTCGACATTTTGTAGCTCCTTTCCTGTTAGTGTTATCTATATATACGGAAAAACCTTGAAAACCTTTAGCACTTTTTTCAAATATTTTTTCTAGTCCCTCAGAAGCTCATGCAGCACCCGGCACTCCTCATCTGTCATCCCGAAGAGCTCGTTCAAAAAGGCTCTCATACAAGCCCAAAAAGCGAAAAAGTAAAGATTGCCGTCAAATCCACAGCAAGAGCAGTCACAAGCGCATTAGCAAAGACTTCCTGCTTTTTAGCTTCTCTTGCACGATAAGCGAAGATGACGGGAGCGATAGTAGCGGTGAAGACGATGACCAGAAGGATAAGAATAGCGGTCATGATGCGTTCCTTTTTATTATTATTCGTGGCTTCTTTGTCCACATCTTTAGTATGCAAAAGCAGATATAAGTAAGTAAAGAAATATTTTGATGTATACCTAAAGATAGTTTGGTGTCAAAGTATCAAGAGCAAAGGGAGGCTGATATGCACGGCACTGAGCTAAGTGAAGAAGCGAAAGCAGAGATCAAGAAGTATGCGGTTGGTGAGCAGTCTGCTGAAGCGACGGGATATCTACTGCGGGAAGCTGGGATGACGCTGCCGGGGGAGCCGGATCCGCGAGCTGGGGATGTGATCGTCTGGTCGAAGCAGTTGGGGTACGGGTTGCCGACGATCTCGGACGAGGAAGTTGAGGCGGAGGTTGAGGCTGCTATGCGCTTTTTGGGAGTGAAGTCGAAGGGCTGAGGGTTGTGGGCAAAAGAAGAGGCCCCGGAGGGCCAGTGTTAAGCTTGTTTAGACTGTCTCCACTATTTTTCCTCTCGAGCTCTATAAAAAGCGTAGTCTTTGTATTCGCTACTTTTTGACAAAGCATATCTTAGCGCTACCTTCTTGTAGTCAAAGCCTGCTCGCATAAGTAAAAGTTCTGAGTTGTCTGAGGCCCAGAGTTTGAAGCTCGAGAAGCTCAAGTGCCGGTGCTGGTCATATAAAAACTCGATATTTTCGATGATTCTTTTGTATGCGCTTTGTACGACAAGCTCGTAAGCATCTATCACATCTTCTATATACTGATCTTGATCTCCGTTATCATCCCAGACTCTCATATGCCAGCGGATGTTGTCAGCCCCTCCGTCGCGGATTATCAGCCTAGCTATCCTTTTGTGATCATCTAGAGAAAGCCCCCTGTACTTTAGAGAGTCGAAGAAGACGGCGATGGCGATATAGATCTTTTGTAAAAATGTCATTCGGGTGTTCCTTTTTGTATTTCACGGCTTCTTTGTCCGTATTTTTATTATGCAAAATGAGCGCAAGGCGGGTAAACAATTATTTTGCTGTATATCTAAAACTATTTTTCCGTCAAGTTTATGGGTATAGCAGCGGCATATCAGAAGGTGCCCTTCCTTTTATCTTCTTCTTACAAGCGATGAAGGAGATTGGCGGGTGACAAGATAAGATAAGGTGGTTATACAAAGTGGAATGGCAGTGAGAAACACTAACGGCTAAGAAAAACGCAGTAAGATAAAAAAGATTATATAAAGCACTTGCACACTCCCGCACTCATCTTTAATAATGGGAAATATAAGAAATACAATAATAAGAAGAAGGGTCAACCCTCATGGACACAATCCAAATCCGCGCACTCGACGTTCACTCTGCTGAAATCTGTGCACTCAGACTTGTCGGCGGCTTCGACAGCGAAAAGAGACACTTCCCTGCACTTAAAGTCTTTCAAAGCCCCAATCGGGAGCGGCTTCAATACCACGCCGAACTTGCCGAAGTCGGCTGCCGTCAGTCTCAGATGCAGCTCGAGAACCTCATCATCGGCGAACTGCTCCACGTCCGCGACCTCGAGCTTGACGGCAAAACCTACACCTTCGACATCCAAACTTTCCAGTGCCCAGTAGCCATGGACTACGTCTTGTGGGAAGTACTAGCTCAGATCAACGACGACTAATAACAACAAAAAAAAGAGAGGATCACATCATGAGCAGAGAGATAAGAGAGATCATCACGATAGCAGTAGCTCAGCAAGACTTTAGGCTTCTAGAGTCACTCGAGCTCGATCAGTCACAGCTCCTGTCGCTTCACATGCAGCTGCCGGCTCTTCTATCGGACATCAGAGCTATCGACGATCCGCGCTTCACTGAGTCAAGAAGAAAGACACTGCGAGCCCTAGCGAAGCTCATAGGCCCCTTCCACACCATCTGTAGAGCCACAAAGATGCCGATCATCGACGACGCTGAGCTTCTGTCTGAGCTTTTGTGTGCAAAGAAGTACAGCGATATGGAGATGTGCGAGCTGAGATCTAGGGTTTTGAAGGCTGCCAGGGCCGGTCAGCGCGAAGTGTGCAAGGTATTGGTGCCGTGGTGTGGCCTATCTGATGCGGATATGTATGAGGTTTGGGAGGCTTCTTATGCCTTTGACGGCAAAGGAGATGACTTTGTCTTTGATGAGATGATGAAAAGTGGCGCAGTTGGCCGAGTTCTACGAGATGCTAGACGCGGAAGTATCTATATAAGCGAGGCTTTTCTCAAGCACTTCCATGTCCATGTTGGAGCTGATGAAAAGGAAAGCATCTTAAAGGCTGTGCTGAAAGTTCGAAAAAAATAGTGTACGGCCCCCACACGTCTTATTTTGTTATATACTAGCGTTACAACATAACAACAATAAGCCTTGGGGGCATATAAAATGTTGAAGCAAAGTAACGGTCTCGTAATTTTCAAAGCGTTCGGCGATGAAGACGGTGGAGATCAGGAGCCAGGGGCTCAAAACGTTAATATCACTGAAACACCAGAATTCCAGGCGGCTCTACAGGCCAAGATCGCAGAAGTTCTAGCATCTGAGACGTCGGGACTGAAGAGTAAGAATGCTGAAATCCTCGCTGAGAAGCGTAAAGTTCAAGAGCAATTGAACTCGATTCTTGCTCAAGCGGAAGATAAAGACGATCAAGAAGCCTTGAAGGCCGGCAAGATCGACGTGAAAAGCCTAATCGACAAGCGCGTTAATGCCGCTAATCAGACTTGGCAAGAGCGTCTACAGGCCGAGCAGAGCGAAAAAGAAGAGCTCCGTAAGGCTGTGGAGGCCGGTGAAGTTCGATTAAAGCAATTCCAAGTCAAGCAATTGGTCGGAGCAGAGTTCCTGAAGAATGAGTTCGCCAAGCCAGTAGCACTGGACGATGTTATCGCTATCGCCGGAAGTGAATTTGAAAGGGGCGAAAATGACAGTCTGATCGTTCGCGACAAGGCTGGAAATGTCCGTGTTGGAAAGACAGGATTGCCATTGACCCCCAAAGAATGGGTCGAAGATCTCATGAAGACAAAGCCTCACTACTTCAAAGAGATGCAAGGTAGTGGCGGAAAGCAGGGATCTGGCGGCAAGACTATGAGTAAGTCTGAGTGGCAGTCTGAATATATGAAAGCTGACGCCAAGACAGCCGCTGAGCTGAAGGCAAAAAGAGCAAGAGGCGAAATTGTAATCGTCTAAGTGTGACCCAGGGGTTCCACGGAGCCCCTTGATTCATAGCTAGCTGGGCTGGCGACTGCATGACTCTGTGAGCGGCAGATATCCTTAAAGCAACAAAGTACCAATAACAATAATAAAAACAGGTATATCAAATGAAACAAGCAAATGCATTAGTCGTCTTGACCGCCTTTGGTAACGACCTCGAAGCCTACATGAACGAGGTCATTCTTCCCGATGCTATGAAGAGGCTTCGTGCTCGTACAGCAGCTCTAAACATCGTCACCATCAACAACGAAGACGAAAGCAAGCAAGTTGGCGACACTATCCAGGTTCCGATGCCCGTCAGCTTCGAGAGTCACGATGAGTTCGATGAAGTAAATGGGACGACTCCAACGCCTGTAGCTGTCAAGAAAGTTGACGTCAAGCTCGACAAGCACTTCTACAAGCAGGTCGAGCTCTCCGACATGGAGTTCACTGGAAGCGTGTCTGGGGCACTCGAGAATGCCACTGGCGGGATGATTGACGTAATTGGTCGCGGCATTAACTCAAGCACTGCCGGTCTTGCTCTCGAAATCCCCGGCTTCTCTGGAAACCTGGAGTCGCTGAACAAGCGCGACGGATCTGACCTCATCAATTTGCAGGAGGCAATCGAGCAGGCCAACGTCTACGATGACCGCAAGCTGTACCTCACCAGCCGAACCAACGCTGACTTGCTTCACGTGTATGGAAACCATAACTACCGAGAAGCCGAGCAATCTGGCGTTCTAGGCAACAAGTTCAACTTCGACATCATGAGCGACAACGCGGCCATCTACCACAAGGCCGGCTCCGCGTCTGTAAACGCAGGTCTTGTCCTAGCTTCCGAAGCTCAGGTCGGCTCGTCTGTTCTGCTGATCACCGCTGCTGCCGGCGACCGCTTTGTGAAAGGTGACGTGATCACTCTGGCTGACACTGAGCAGACTTTTGCGGTAGCCAGCACTTTGGTCGCGGTTGATGGTGCAAACGCTGTTCAGGTTACTACCAAGGTGACATCGTCTATCGCCGCTGGAACTGCGGTAAACGTTGTCGGCGATCACCGTATCGACCTTGCTTGCACCCCGACCTTCGCGATGATGGTTACACGTAAGCTTGATAGCCCAGCTGGCCAGCCTGGTGTTATCTCTGGCTTCTTGACTGATCCAGTGTCCGGCATGACCCTCCAGTCGATGATCTGGTATGACGCTTCGCGCAGGAAGCACCAGTTCAGGCTCGAGACGCTCTTCGGCCTGAAGGTTCTGGATCACACCAGGGCGCTGAGGATGGGCGGTCACTAAGCAAAAGGGGCTCGCAAGGGCCCTCTTTGCACACAAACATGGGGATCCTGCGGGATCCCTTTTTTTTCGTCTTCGATTATTAGATAGAGCTGGTGATGCTGAAGTAGTCGATAAGTATACTCACGGTAGACGCTTAAATTTGAATAGTAATGAACTCGCTGGAGAGTAGTGCCGCAGATTTCACGTAGCGCACGCATTCGGGTATAGCGTGGATGTACCTGATGGCTTGTGTTTTGATTGCAAGAAGTTTTACTTAGCCAAAGTTTTTACTCATCAATGCATGGCTCAAAGAGTGTACAATGGGATTATAAGAACAATAATAATTGCGGGTTCTATGATGACTATTCAAGCCTCTATGTCTACCAATGGGGATTCGCTCCCTATCGTCTCACCTGGTGTTAGCCGGGGAAAAGGCGACCTTCTGACCGCTGCCGATATCTTCACTTCGCAAGTTATCCAAGGCCAGACCGTATATATTTTCTGCGAGTCCGTAATACATATCGCCGAAGGCTTATCGGTATCTGATACGGACGCTCCCATCGACGCCAGGTCAGGCATCTATCTCTCTGTGAACGCCGGTAAACAACTGAGCTTCAAGCTTATGGGCGCGTCAGATCCGGCGACTGTCTGGATCCATGAGGTGAGATAAGCCATGAACATCATCCAGCGCTCGCTACTGTCCCTGAATCGCTTCCGTGCAGCCGTCAAAAAGGTCTTCGGGCCTCCTGGCGGGTTATGGGTGACTTGCAACGCCGATTCTACGGCCACGGTTGGCGGCACTGGAGCAACTCCTGGCCATTACCTCACTGTCACTTTCCCAGACAGCTCGACTGCATCAACAATCGTAGGCGCGTCCGGTGCGTGGTCGGTGACTTCAGCGCAGCTGGCTAGCTGTCCGAGCCCTGATGCCCTGTCAGTAAGTACCTCAAACCCAGCAAACCAGGCCGTCATCGACAGCATCACCGTCACCCCCGATGGCAAGTACTTCGTCCAAGGCCACGGCGGGCGCGATAAAGACACGATCTCTTTCACCATCGACGATGAGACCTACACCCTGATCCTGGACGGGTCGTCAGTCTGGTTCTTCACAGTTGAGCCCAAAGTACCACCGAAAGACCTCGAGCCAGGTGACATTGATCCAGGCACCGACTACGTAGCCCCTTATGTCATCAGCATCGAAGACCAAGGCGATGGCACGCATCTCGTCACTGGCGGCGGCGGCAAGGTTGGAGACAAACTCACCGTCGTGGCTGATGGCGTTGAGTATGAAGTGACTGTCTCGAGCGATAACGGCTGGACTGCGATTGTTGGCGAGCGGGTAGAAGATGAGATCGAGATCGAAGTGCCTGGCTATGTAGAGCCATATGTCATCTCGATCACTGACAATGGTGACTCCACCTTCACTGTCCTGGGTGGCGGTGGACGAGCAGGAGACAGGCTGACCGTTATCATAAATGGTCAAGAAAAACTGCTTGTTACCAACGCTGATAACGACTGGTCTGTCATCGTCGACATGCGCGTACCAGGCGAAGAAGAAGTCGACGTCGGCTCAGATTACGTGCCCCCATACGTTACTGAAATCATCGACAACCTCGACGGCACCCACACAGTCAAGGGCGCTGGCGGCAAAGCCGGAGACACACTGACTGTCACGATCAAGCAGATCGACTACACCATCAGCCTCATCACGACCGGCGACACCTGGTCAGTCACCGTGACCGAAGAGACCGTAGCTGAAGAAGACGTCGACGTAGGCTCTGACTACATCCCGCCCTATGTCATCTCGATCACGGACAACGGCGACAGCACATACACGATAATCGGCGCCGGAGGCCGCGCAGGCGACGTACTGACCGTGACCGTCGAAGGTCAGCAGCATCAGATCACGACCACAGCCGATGACGCCTGGAGCCTAACACTCGATCTCAGCACACCCGCGCCGGGTGACGTCGATGTAGGCACTGACTACGTGCAGCCATACGTCATCTCCATCACCGACAACGGCCAAACCTTCACCGTCCTGGGCGGCGGCGGACGGCCAGACGAAGTCTTCTCCATCACTTACGACACCGTCATCTACCCGATCACCATCCCAGCCGAGGGCACCTGGACTGTCGAAGTCACAAAGAAAGCCCCTCCAGTCGTAGAAGTCCCTGACACCTACGTCCAGCCCTACGTCATCTCAGTCACCAACAACGGCGACGGCACATACACAGTCATCGGCGGCGGCGGGAGAGCTGGCGATTTGATCTCAATATCCATTGACGGCAATCTTTTCCAAGCCGTAATTGAGACCGATAACGAGTGGACGATTACCTTCGAATTTACCCGTACTGTCGATCTGGAAGATGTCATCGTGATCGTCAGACCTGATGAGCTTGATGGCTTCGTGACAGCTGCTGACGCGGTTTATGCTGACTTTGATGTCGCCGAGTTCGTCGAGTGTGCCGATGATGGCTCGTATATAAGCTGGGAGGCTTTCGTAGAGCACCTCAAGTCGATAATCGGGGTCGATACAACGGCGCTGGATACTGTCACTCTCGACTATGACGGCGGCTATGCGAAGAAAGTGCTTCGATATGGCGACCAATATATAGCGGCTTTTAACTACAAATACCTGGTCTTTAGTGTAGTTGGCGGTGTAGTCGCTGATGTTCAGACGATAGAAAAGAACTACATGAGCGACCGCAACTGCGACGTTTTCCGCACTCAGCACGGCATCTACTACTTTAAGAAAGATGGTGTGCTCGACCGACTGACTCGTCTTGATGGCTTAGAGAGTGGTCTAGCGCTTGATATAGATAGTTTCGGAGACTCCAGGATTCCTGCTCTAGTGACCCTGGGCGATTTCGACTGGCTAGTAAACTCGGATTTTTCTATCTCGTATCTGATCAATCCCCAGACCTTAGAGCACACGCAAGGCCCAGTTTTTAGCGAGATAGTGCTCAGCCACCAAGGCGGACTCACCGATATAGTCTCATCAAGCGGTCGGGTCTTTGCGCAGTGCAAGGAAAAGATCACTGGGAAGTACGGTATATACGAGCTGAAGCACGACGGTTTTACGCTGTTTTTGGGCAAGATCGGCCAGCTCGTCGGCGGAGATAGTGCGCTCTATGTCTTCAACGCTGGCGGTATCAGCGAGCTCATCAAGATAGATCGTAAGCGTCCAGCCAAGTCACCTTCCGAACTCCAGCATTAAGGGCGATGGTGTCCGCGTATTTTTAAGCGGACGCGATAGCCCTTATCGCCGGGATTGCCATGCGCCAACGAAGCTCTTACCCCAA